ATCATTTTAATCTTAGCACCGCTTGGATGATACATTACTGTATAAAAAGATTTAACATAAGTACCACTCAAATTGTATGCATCACTCATCCCACCACTTGTACTTTGTGTATCACCCTGACTTAAATTTATATTTGTATAAGTCAAAAATAAATCACCTCTTGCACCAAGTGTAACATAAGTATTTACATCTTCATTTAATTGTCCTACAAACCAAAACCTTCTATTTGTAGAGCATATAAAACTATTCATACACTTTCTCTTCAATTTTATACCACAAAATCCTCCAATGTGATCCCCACCTTGTGAAAAAGCTAATGATTTACAATTAATACTTTTATAATAATTTAATACTAAATCAAATACCTTGTCAAGATTATTTATCTTTTTTTCACCTTCAATATATCTATATCCTAAAGAATAATAATCATCATCTAAAACAATAAAATATTCATATCCCAATTCTTGTGCAATATCAAAACAAGCATTTCTTGCGTGTGTTGTTGTTCTTCTATTGTCAAAATTGTTTCCTTCATCTGTTAGGTTTGCTATTTTTTGTTTATCAAAAACAACTACATTTTCTTTTCCAAACTTTTTTATATAATCATCAATGGTTGAATCTTCATTATCTAAAACAAAATATACTTTTTTTGTATATCCTCTTGCTCTTAGTAGTTTTAATGTTTTTATGCTATTTGGTCTACCATGAGATATAATAAATACAATATAATTATTCTCCATATTCTTCCATGTATTGAGTTCTTATTTCATCGCATAATTGAACATATCCATATTCAATAGCCTTTTCAAAATCAATAATAACAAGTCCACTTCTTTCCATCAAATGTTGCATTTCTTTAGATGAGTGTGCGTAGTAATCAGCTATTTTTTCGTAATTGAATACATTATGCCTTCTCGCTGCGTCAATTAGAAAAATTTTTTCATCATAATCTAAAGATGATTCATCAATTTCTCTAATTAAACGATGCGTTTTAGACTTGTCACAAAGTTCAATAATATGAGGTTTTTTGTTTTTAGGTTCGTAAATTGGTGATTCAATTTTTGATGAATACTTTTTTTCGCTTTCATCTTGCTTAAATTGTGATCCAAACATATTTATTTGCTTCATCTTATCTTAGTTTTATCAGGATTGCTTCCTTTGTCATTAAACTTAATGTACTCGTATGATGGGTAGAACTTATCAAATAGTTCAGCTGATGCCCAGACACCTTGTTGCATTTCAAATTGCCATTGCCCATCTTTTAACCGCCATCTGACGTTTTTCCGTTCTAAATTGCCTTGGATGTACTCTGAGATTGAGTGAGTGACTTTCTGATGCATTGAATTGTAGTTTTAAGTGTATAAAATGTGTGAGTGAGGATAAAAATAATGATAAATATGGGAATTGATACAACGAAAAAATAAATTATCGTTAGGATGTATATGGAGATTTTCATATATTGAAATCCTTTTTAAAGTGATAAGTGGTGTAGTCTTTCTTGTTCATCACCGCCTCATATATCTTGTCCTCAATGCCTCCCTTGCTAAAAATCCAATGAATATTTGCCTCTTTTACCCTATCCTTGGTCTGAATCCTTGCTCGCGCCTGCCAGTAACTTACTGCTGAAAAGTCAATATTTACGAATATTAGCGCATCTGCTGATGAGATATTTACCCCTTCACGACCGCTTTGAATCTGAGAAATGAACACCAAATTGGTTGACTCATTGAACACAGTTGCCTCATTTGTCAAGTTTTCTGAGCCAAAAACATACCTAATCGCCATTTCTTCAGCGATGAACTTATAATATATGGCAATCTTCATACCAGCAAACTTGTCCTTAATATATTGCACTTTATTATAATCAACGACCTTTGCCATTCGTATAGGTTCATCAACAATGACTGTTCCACTATAAATCTGGTGCAGCTTCTGCATCAATTTCACCGCCGCATCCCCAAGTACAACCTGCCCCTCTTTATTCCTTACCACCTTATCAATCCTAAGCCTATTTGCAAGCGTATAGGTGGACTCAAGCATTTCAACATGGTGGATGTGTTCATTTACAAGTGACTCGAATCCTGCTTGCTCTTGAGTGAACGTGAGGAAGAGATGCCCACACAACTCCATCACCATTTTTTTGTCAGCCAGGTCGTAGTTGTTAAAGGACTGCCCATTTATTTTCATCTTTTTAACACTTACAAATTGTTGCGCCCATTTGTAAAAGTTAGGATAGTGGTCAAATGGTGAGTAACTGCTGACCCAGAACTGATGGTAAAGTTGAGAGAACGACTCAGGATTTGGAGTACCACTTAGGTAGATGATTGGCTTACCAAAGCAGATACGTTTCAACTCTTTTGCCCTTGCTGATGGGACTGGATAGGCTGCCAAGCTATGCGCCTCATCAATGATGATCAAGTCAAATGACTCATGCACGTTTCCAAGTTGCTCATAATTGGTAACATATATTCCCATCTCAATTGCACTCCCACTAAATTGGTTGACAATGTCACTAATTGCTTTTTTCTTGGTAACAAACAAGACTGACTTAGCACCAAACTTGTGAGCAGTTGCCATAGCAGTAAGAGTCTTGCCAGTCCTTACTTGCATCGCCAAATATGCAATCTTGTACTTCTTCAGCAATTCAACAGCCTTATCACTAATCTCAATCTGATAATCCCGTAATTCCAAGGTGCTTTTCATTGTAATAGTTTTGTGCAACTGATAGTTTCCATGTACCTGTGTGACCATCTTCATCAAGTCCGTAAATAACGGCTGCTTGTATTTGTTCCATTTCCATTTTCAAATACTTCGCAAAGTCAATGTGCGTGCCGTTCTTAACGATGTCATCCATCATTGCTTTTACTGCTGTGTTCATAGTTCATTATTTAAGATGATTGTACATTCTTCGCATCCTTTCCCATCGCATTCTGGGCAGGTAGGTTCATTCTGTGGTAGTATAACCGACCTAACATACCCCATTAATCTGAACTGCTCAACAGTTACTTTAAGGTGTTGTACTGCTTCGCCAGAGTAGATCATGGCATCAATTAACTCTCCAAGGAGTTTGTGTCTTTCGTAGGTGTTAAGGTCACCCCATTTAGGCAATTGCATTTCGGACATAGTGATTGTTTTTTAAGTGTTATAGTATAAAGTGATTTGCAAAGTCTACATTTCACCCAAATCGGGTTCAACATCATGTTGCGTTTCATCTTCTTTGATAATGTTGCCATATTTCTCTAATTGCCAGATTTCGTAAGGTGTCATTTGTTATATGTTTCGTTGTAGTATTGTTCTGCTAATTCCTTTACCCTTCTTACAGAAACATCTGCATTAAATCCCTTAGCAGTTCGTATTGTTGCGTTTAAATCTGCATTTATAATCTGCTCTTTCTCCATTGCTTTTGCTTGTTGAAATTCAGGGATAAACTTATTTATCTGCTCAACGGATAGTTGCAATGCTATCTTATTCCAAAAAATTTCTACTGCTGTTTGTTGTGCCATAGTTTATTTTTTATCTAAAACATAATACAATTCCCAAATTATTTTTATAACATTTAGATTTATTATTTATATAACTTGTTATATTTTTAACTCCAAGAAATTTTTGTGCTTCATATGTTGAATTAAATTCATGTATCAACTCTTTTTTTGAAACATCATAAACCTTTACTTTTCTATTTAAAGCACCAGCTAAACCCGTTCTATTTTTTATGTTCATTATTTAATATTTACTTCTAATGTTTTACCTTTTAAAATATCGTTCAAAAGTTCTTCAAATGCTTCACGCTGTTCAGGATTAAGTAGTCCAACCTTTTCAACGATTGAGTCATAGGAGAACGAGTCAGATGCAATCTCTTTTCTCATCCCTTCACGCACTTGATCACCAAAGTGAGGGTAAGTTACAACATCTCTGAGTATCCATTGGAACTTCTGCGAATAGTTGCCAAAGATGGTTGCTCCTCTGGTACCTGGATTGGCACGAACAAAGTCCTTTGCATACTCATCAGCAAGCTTCAAATGGTGGATACAACTAACAACACTACTACCCATTGATGTCTTTTTTCATTCGTTCAAGATAAAGGCAAGCGTCCATAAGCTCATCCTGTAAGTGGTTCAACCAATCAACCACATCAAGGTCATTCCTTTCCAATGTTGTTCCATACTTTACAATACCACGCTCTGAGCGTTCGATGAACTTATTTACCACTGTTTCAACTATTCTATCCTTCACGATTCCTACTATTTTATCCTTCATTCTTCTGATATGTTATTTGATAAGATGTGCGCTTTGGTTTGATATCCTCATTGATTGACTTCCAAAGGTCAAATGTTGTCTTGAAGATTTCCCAGTCTTGTGCTGACTCTTGCATTGTCTTGGTGAGCAACTGCCAACCAATGCCTTGAATTGCTCCTCCTTTGCCTGCTGTTCTGGTCTTAGCGTTCAACCACAAAATCGCCACCCCTTCAACTTCATAATTGTACTCAAGCAGGAGTTGATTGTAGGCTGCGAGTTGCAACCAATAGGAGTTGTGCATATTGTTTGAGGTCTTGATGTCAACCAGGTACTCTTTGCCATTTATCTCAAGTACTCTGTCAACTGTGCCTGCGAACCCAAGCACATCAGATGAGAAGTGCATCTCCATCATTCTCATTTTAGGACTCTGAGTATTACAAAAGTCAACATATCTCTCAAACATCGCCCATTCCATCATCTTGTACTTAGGCTTACCATATTGGTTGATAAAGGTCACCTCCTCGTGTTGGTCATACTTCTCAGTCAATTCATGCACGAGTGACCCCCTTTTTCCTGCCTCATCCCTAATCGTGTCAGCATCTTGACCCACATCTTTGAGCCATTTAAAAAATGCTGCATCTTTTGGGTATGCCTCTAAAATTGTGGTAACTGATGGCACATAGTTGCCGTTCTCAGTAGCATAGAACCGATTGTCAACAAATTCAATTCTACCTTTGTTGATGTCAATGTTGAAATTTTGCATAGTGTATATTTATTTTTGTTCAATAATTACTGTACCAGATACCTCTATAAGTTTGCCTGTAGCTGAATCAAGGAAATAATATCCATCACTATTGCTTTCGCTTCTAACTTTACCAATTGAGCTATACTTTATGACAGTATCACAAGAAATAAGTTTTATTGTGAAATTATCTCCGTATCCTCCAATTTTTGCACGATCAGCATTTGAACAACTGGCAAGATAAATTAATAGTAAAAATGCAATTGTTTTTTTCATGTTCTTTTATTTAAAAGTGAGGAGTCAGGGCAGGACTCGAACCTGCATGTGAATCATTCATCTTGGCATCTAAACAAGACTTAAGAATGATAAGCAGTTTTCACAGATGCGCCAACATCTCGCGTCTACCAATTTCGCCACCTGACTCTTTGCTTGTCTTTCCAAGCTGTCATCTGTTTAAACTGACATACAGAAAAGTACGAACTTTAAAAGGGTACTTCATCATTATCAGCTACCATTTTGTTGGAGCCAACAAAAAGGTTTTTTGCATAGTTCTCAAGGAACTCCATCCTATCACTATCATCCCACGTTTCCTTTCCTTTAATTTTGACTTTGGTCAGGTCAGGCATACCATTTGGGTTATCCTTAGTGAAGTACCACTTCAACCCACCATTTTGGTTAAGGAAGATAACACTTTTCTTCTTATCTCCTTCAATGGTCAGCTTGGGTGTGATTTGTAACCTTTCAGCAAGCTTTACATTTGGGAGAGTTTTGAGAAAAGATGCTGAGTAACCAGAAGAATAGTTCATTTCAAGCTGGTAGTTCACACCATTGCTCTCAACGTTTACTACCAAGAACTTACCATAGTCACCATCTTTGGTGTCAACACTCTTGATGATGCCTTCAAGTGAATCGTAGAAGCATTCGTGAACCTCACGACCTGCTTTGTTGATACGACTTACTGAGCCTTCAACTTTCTCTTTGTAGCTTCTTACAAGCTTACCATTGCTAATAGACAAAAACACTTTTGATCCACCTTGACTGTTTTGTAGTCCCATTTTTACTTTGTTTTATTGTTTAAAAATTCTTGCTTCATCTTGTAACAAGATAATATCTCACCCATCTTATCATTATAAACCATTTGATCAACAATTTGAGAGTATTTATACTCAAAATCCTCAATCTTGTAGCGAATGGTTTCAGCATTTGCATTTGACATATAGTAAATGTCAAGTGTGATGCTATTGTACTCATCCCAAAAAGCTGATGGTATTTGATACAGACTCAATCTTTCTAATTTTGTGTTGTGCTTATCACCACTTAATAAATACGCACCAATCAATGCACTTACCAAACTACAACCCAGAATGAACAGGCATAGATATAGCATCTTCAAGTTGGTTTAAAGTGTTAAGTAATTTGATGTAAGTTGACTGACGCATCTTGCCAGACTTTTCTGCACGATTGACTGTAACTGTTGTAACACCACTAAGTGAAGCAAGCTTCTCTTGGGTTAACCCTTTTCTTTTTCGTAGTTCTTTAATTTCTTTCATTGTAATTTGTTTTAGCAAAGATATGAAGGTTTAATATACAAAGTACAAAGTTTATATATATTTTTTTTATTAATATGAAAATAAACCCCCTCATAGAAATAAGGGGGGAAAACAACCATCAAACTCAAACTGCTATTCGTTTACTATGGTAGAATGCATATATTTTACAGAAATTTCCAACATCTCAAAGCACATCTTTCTTAGGTTCTCAACCCTTTTCACCTCAGATTTAGTCATTGGATTCGCACTTTCAAGAAAGGTCAACACCTCAACTGATGCGTGTATGTATTCGCTATAAGATATTTCCTCAATAATCTCTTCAACCTCTTCGCCTTCTCCTAAAACGAGGTCATTTTCCATGATTATAGGATTTTTCCTTTGTGTATTCTTTTGTTCCTAACATCAAAGTCTTGTCCATCTATATCCACTATGGCAAAACCTCTGTTCCAACGGTTAATCGGGAGATAGGCCGGATTCAACTCGCAAAGGCAACCCAACGACCAGGTTGTAGTAATATTACCATTCATATCACTCTCAGTATGCTCACTTGTCTGGTGGTTATGACCTTGCATAGCACTAACCTTTCCACGCAAAAATAGTCCCCTTGCAATGTTTACTGGACTGAAAACTGATCCTCCAAACTCATGCCCGTGAATGATGTTGAGGTCTCCTGCTTTCATAATTCTCTTGTCCTTTATTATTTCAATACCTTCTGCCCTTGCTTTAATAATATTTTCAAGTTCAAACTCCTCTACCCCAACTATCTCATGTGCCTTCATCCAAAGGAAATGAAAGTAACGCTCTTCGTGGTTTCCGATTTTGAAATATATCTTGGCATTGAATGTCCTTTTTAAAACATCCATAAACTCCTTAAACGTTTTGAGTTCATGTGCAAATGACCTGGCTTTTGGATCTTTAGCAAATCTGCTCAATCCAAAGAAGTCAAGTGTATCACCATTCAAAAGTATAGCATCTGGCTTCTCTTTTTTTGCATAATCAAATGTGCAAGTCAGCGCATCAATGCTATGATAAGGTATATGGATGTCAGATAAAACAAGCAACCTTTTTGCATCTAATTTATATGGTTCATAAATTGCCTCATCTGACTCTGGAAGGTTATAAGGATTCTTTGGTCTATTTGGTATTTCTTTTCTCACCTTTGTTCTGTTATTTGATTTTCCCTCAATTTGCCTTAGAACCAACCTTACTGACTCAGCACTTTTAAATAACAATGGATTGTCTTTATATATAATTCTTGCCAATTTTAAACTTGGCATTTCCCATCCAAACTTCTCTCTATATTCAGCACAAAGTTGTGACTTGTTCATTTGAAATAAAGATTAGCTTCTGCTTCCCTTCTGCGTGTGAGTCCCGCAAGTACTTTACCTGATGCACGATTCCACTTTAGGAACTCTGCCCTTATTGTCGGGTCATTCGGATTGGCATTTACCTTTTTAAGCAGTGTTGACTTTTTTAGGTTTGCCTCTCCACAATTATAACAAAAAGATACCAACGCTCCGAACTGGTTTAAGGTCACCATTGAGGTCACCAACTTAGTAACCTTTTCAGCAAACTCATTCGCTATCAATTCAAAAAGTTGGTCAGCCTTTTCTTGAGTAATAGCGTGACCAGGAAGTACTGGTGAACCATCTTCGTAGAAGGTGTTGCCGAATCCAATTGTCCACTTTTTAGCACTACACTGATAGGACTTCAACTTGCATCCTTCAAATTCCTTTATTAAGTCTGCACCTGCTTTGTTTAGTTTCATATTTTATTTCTTAGATAAATTATAAGAATAAATAAACCAATCAATCCAAATAGGTAAATTTGACTCCTTCTTGCTTTTCCTTGCCAAGTTATCAACTCATTGCTTAAACGTGCTGAATCGGTCTGTAATAACCTAACACGAGCATTGTCAGTAATTATTGAACGCAATGTATCGTGAATTGTCAAAGTTTTGGTTATTTCTCTGGTGTTCCACTTAGTAAGATATACCGTATCGTTGATGATGTAGGTATCAGTAAGTGTATCAGTTGTGATTAGTGTATCAACCTCAACAAGTGTATCTGACTTTGTGATGTATGTAGTGTCATTAGCACACCATCCACCTTTTATCACCACTTTTGCTACTTCTTCAAGCTTATCCTGGTCTCTTATAACCTGCTTAACCGGATTGCAACTAATGAAGATCAGTAGTAAAAGTAGATGTCTCATTTTCTGAATATTTTCTCAACTGAAGTGAATCCAAGTGATGATGATACAATAAATGTCAAAGCATAAATAATCTCCTCAGTCGGTTTGCAAATTGCTATAATACAAAGCGATACTGTGCCAATAAAAGCACAAAACCGCTTCATACTTAGCCTATTGTTATCCTCTGTGAAAAACTGCCTCATGATTTTATTTCTTTATATAACCTATAAACATTATAGACTATTGTTGATATTCCAGCTAAAATAGCAACGACTATACCAACATCAGACAAGGCAATATCTGCCCATATCTTAATCAGTATAGTCGCCGTACACATTCCAATTGACTTGCTATCCATTTTCGTTTTTCTGCTTTTGAATTTCCTCGCCAATCTTGGCATTAACTTCTTGTAGTTGCTTTTGCAAGTATTCAATCTGAGCGAGTAAATCGTAGGCAGAAGCCTTTAGTTCAATCAAGTTCATAGTATATAATTTAGATGTGAAAATAACTATTTTATCGTAATTTCTTGCACTTGAAAATAAACAGTACCATGATCATCCAATTCTATCTCAGCCTCCGCAAGTGCCTTTGAATCATATTGGTGAGCATCCATAAAATTAGGACTCCACCTATCTGCCATTGGTACATCGTGGTTCTCAGTATAGTATAGCATATTTGCAGACTGCCTTATCACATATTTATACGTCAATGCCATATTATAGGTTTGATTCTAAGTACATACGATTGAGAGCAAGTAGTTTTGCAGTACCAACTGTTTGTGCTTGTATATGTGATTGCATATACATAAAAGTTGTATTAAGTGGTAAGTTTGATATCTCTGTATTTGTTGATAGAACTGCATTTGTTACTGCATTTCTCAACTCAAACTCAATTTGTGAACTATTTGGTCTTGAAAAGATATATAAGTCATAGATATCAGAAGCGTTTGGTGTAATTGCAGTATTCTTTTTGGTAGTTACTGTACCATTGTTCCTCATTATGAACTGCAAAGTTGAATCACCAACATCCTTACCAAAGCCTATGGTATTGTTCCATGTGGAACTATCTGCTGCCATAGTAGCATTGTTAGCAGATAACCCAACAAAGAATCTATAAGTACCATTTATTACTTCAAGAGCAAATCTTGCAAAGAAGAAAAACCCACCAAGACCTGATGCATTACCCATCCAAGCAACAGTATCAGTTGACTGAATACCACTTGCACCAGTTGTAGTTGAACCAGTACCAAATGTGGCACGATTCATTGAGGTTATTGCACTTGTTGATGCCTTTACAGGTGTTGCTTGTGCTGCTGCCGTTCCATTATTCCTTGCCGTAAATGACACACCCCAGTTAATGGCAAGTGTTGTACCTGTACCTGCTAACCACATATAAGTGGTAGAGTTGAATAAAGCAGGTTGGAAGTCAAAATGGATGCCACTTGAATCCATTGAACTCACCATCCTTCTTCCTGCCATTGCATCTGTGAAAATCTTTGTTCTATCGGTTGCAGGAGCAGTAGGAAAACCAGCATCAACAAGAGCAAGGTCACCTCCATCTATCTCAACATTTGCAGCACCACCAAATGCACCTGCATTGTTATATTGTAAATCACCACTTGATCCACCTGGTGAGCCTCCACTTGTAATTGTTGCCCAAGTATTGTCACCCCTAAGATATGTTGTTGCTGATGGCGTACCACTTGCTGATAACTTTGCAACGCCTATTGTAGCATTGTCAATTGTCCAAGTTGCACCGCTTCCGCTTACTGTTATGTCACCTTTATCACCATCAGTTAATGCACTCACAGTTGCCCAAGATAGGGTGCTACCATTTGTTGTTAGGTACTTTCCACTATTCCCCATTTGAGTTGGAAAGTTGCTTACAAAAGTATAGGCATCATCCCAATTTGACTGCTTCACAGTTGTAGGCAATGCGTATCCACTTGCAAATGATAGTGCAATTGTTCCATTTGATGTTAGTGGAGAGTTGGATACACTAAAACCTGTTGGAGCAGACAATCCTACTGAGGTCAATCCACCACTACCACCTGCCCATGTCCTATCTGCTGAGAGATCATAGGTTACGCCCCCAATTGTGAGTGTGCGAGTAGTTGGTACTGACTCAGTCTGGTTTGATATTATGGATCTGTTAATCCTCATTAGATAATTGTCAAGTTAAGTTGTTGAGCAACCCAATCATAAATCCAAGTATTGATGTCCATAGCGGGTTGGTCGCCCCAGTTAATATAATCCTGCCCCTGGATGGTGCAGTTTCCTTGAGCCACCGCTTCACCTACTGATTCAACCCCTTCAGCATCTACGTTCATTGTGAACAACTGCCAATAGTTAGTAGCACTTGATTCGTAGTTGTCATTGATGCCAGTCACTTGAAGGTATTTAGCCTCTTTACTTGTTCCATTTACCCATACATTGACGGGTGCGATTTGTTTTGCCATTTTATTTTATTTTAAATTGATGTTATAGTTTCCCATGCAGTTCCGCTATATACGCATAGTTTTGCTAATGTTGTATCAAATACCAACAATCCAGCAGCAGGAGTTCCTATTGCTTCCTTCCCATTAGTTGTCACCCGAGGCTGAAGGAAAACT